GGATGAAGTCAACATGTCGCAGTCGATCAAGCAGTTCACGACTGGCAGCCGGACTGGTACGCACACTGTGACGACCACCGTGTCGTCGCAAGGCGCGACCACCATCGCCATCACCGGCACGGGTTCGCAGGTCATCAAGCAAGGTGACGTGTTTACCATCGCCAACGTGTACGCGGTGAACCCGCAGACCCGTGAATCGACTGGCTCGCTTCAGCAGTTTGTTGCGACCGCCGATGCGACCGCTTCCAGCGGTTCGTACACGGTCAGCGTCAGCCCGGCGATTTACACCAGCTCGCAAGCTCTGGCGACCGTGGACTCGTTCCCGCAAGCCAGCGCGGCTGTGACGTTCTTGGGCAGCGCAAGCACCCAGTACCCGCAGAACCTGGTGTACCACCGCGATGCGATTTCGTTTGCGACCGCCGACCTGCTGATGCCGCAAGGCGTGGACATGGCCTCGCGCCAGGTTCACAACGGCATCTCGATGCGTATCGTACGGCAATACGACATCAATAATGACAGGCTGCCTTGTCGCATCGATGTACTTTATGGTTTTTCTGTCATCCGTCCGCAAATGGCCGTTCGTCTCTGGGGCTAACCCTCTAGAGAGTTGACAGTACGGCACTAGTGCGACCACACTAGTTCTCTATAATCAGAGACTAGTGTGGTCCTTTCACAGATTTGAAAGGATTGAATCATGGCTCTTCCTAATGGTGCAGGTGGCTATCAGCTCGGCGACGGTAATTTGACCGAAGCCGTTCTGGGCGTACAAACCATCCCGACGACGCTGACTGGCGACACCACTTTGACCGCTGCGCAGATGGCGCTCGGGCTTGTGGTTTGCCAAAAAGCCAGTGACGCAACGCTGACCGTGACGTTTGACACGGCGGCCAATCTTGACGCAGCTATCCCCAGCGCCAAGGTCGGTTCGTCGTTTATGCTGACGATCACGAACAACAACAACAGCGGCGCGTCTTCGACCGTTCCGATCACCACCGGATCGGGCATCACCGTTTATGGCTCAGTTACGGTGCCGCGTTTTGGCGCGTACACGTACCTGCTCGTCAAGACCGGCGATGCGGCTTGGTCTGCGTTCCTGATGTAACCTATGGGGGCTTCGGCCCCCGCATTTAAGGAGGTTACTATGGCGAATAATAAGCCGGTTGGGGTGGCGTATTCTGACCCTTCACTCACGGCGTTTTATCTCAACGCTCCGGTCACCAAGACCGCCAGCTTCACGCTGGGCGATGAGGAAAACTACGTGATCTGTAACGGCTCTGCTGCCAACGTCTCCGTGACGTTGCCCAGCGGTTCTGCTTACATCGGTCGGACCGTCACGATCAAAAATCTGTCAGGCACCTATACGGTGATTTCGGCGTCCTCAAACGTCAAGCCACTCGCATCAGGCACCGCAGGCACGGCCATTCTGGCCGCGACTGCAGGCAAGTTTGCGACGCTGGTTTGCGAAGACGGGACCAACTGGGTCATCATGGCGGCTGCTTAAACGGACGGGGGCTTCGGCCCCCGACTTCTATGCCTATCATCTATCTAAGACACCCAGTCCACGGCGATAAGGTAGCAATTGCCGAGCAAGAAGCCGAATTTGATGAACAAAACGGCTGGACGCGCTATACTCTTGACGAGCCACAGCCTACGGTGTCGCCGCCGGTAAACGAGCTGCGACCGCGCCGTCGTCGGGAGCAAGGTAATGCAGGCGTACTATGATGTTGTCGTAAACACCGGCAACGACCCTGTTGCAAATGCCAGTGTCTTTGTCTACGACGCCACAGGCGCGCTTGCTACTATCTATGATTCTTCAGTACCGGTAGCTGCCGAAGTATTGGCAAGCAACGGTACACCTTACTTCCTATCCCCGCTTCTTGTCGTCCCTCAAGCCAACCCGATTACCACGGGCTTAGACGGACGCTACCTGTTTTTTGCTGCCAACGGCATCTACACCGTTGTCATCACCGCTAACGGGTATAACACCAAAACGCTCACGGTATCGCTTAACGATCCGTCAGACGCGCTAGGCATTACGTACACCACGTACACAACTGCGCCCAACAATCTGGTCAACGCTGCGTCGCTGCAGCCAAAAGTCAGCACCGCAAGCGGTGACCTTGCGCTGGTCCCAAAAGGACAAGGCGCGCTGTTGGGGCAGGTGCCTACAGGAACGGCTGCGGGCGGTAACAAACGCGGGAGCTGGGCTGTTGATTGGCAAACCAAACGCGCTGCTGCCGATCAGGTTGCAAGTGGGGCCGCAGCGGTAATTGGTGGTGGTGAGAACAACAAATCATCTAACTTTGACTCTACAGTCGCCGGAGGTTCTTTCAATCAAGCCACCGGTATTGCATCTACTGTAGGCGGTGGTAGCAGCAATCAGGCAACTGGCAACCAATCAACTGTTGCGGGTGGATCGAGCAACCTTGCGACAAACTCCCAAGCAACGATTGGCGGCGGACGGTTTAATGCTGCGTCAGGGCAGTACGCAACGATTGCTGGTGGACAAGACATCACAGCATCCGGCAACTATACGTTTAACGGTGGCGGTGAACTTAATGTTGTGTCTGGCGCGTATGCTTCTGTATTAAGCGGGTACGCTAATCTTGCAGACGCTAAAAATAGCGCTGTACTTGGCGGTGCTTACGGCACAACCCGAGGAATTATCGGGTACGCAGCATTTCCTTCACACGATTCTCCGATTGCTGCTGCAGCCGGCGTGTCGCAGGGCGGGCTAGTAATTCTTGGCCGGCAAACGACAAATGCCACGCCAACAATTCTTAGCTCGGACGCAAACGCCGCAGGCGCAACCAATCAGCTTATCCTTGCCAACAACTCTGCGGCCTATGTTTTTGGCTATGTTATTGCTAACGTCACCGGCGCGGGCGACACAAAATCTTGGATTATGTCTGCTACGGTTAAGCGCGGCGCGAACGCTGCATCGACAACTGTAGTTGGGTCAATTGTCGCTTCGCAACAGGCAGACGCGGGCGCATCAACTTGGGATGTGACTGTTGCTGCTGACACGACAAACGGCGGTCTTGCGGTAACGGTGACGGGTCAGGCTTCAACGACGATTCGTTGGGCGTGCAAGTTGGAAACGGTGGAAGTGGCTTACTAAGGACATGCTATGACCGTTTTAACATTAAGCGGCAATCAGGTTACATCAGGTGAACTCATCACCGGCGCGTTGCGCTTGCTGGGTGTTGTAGCGGAAGGCGAGCTTCCGTCGTCTGAAACCGCTGCCGATTCTCTGGTTGCGATGAACCAGATGATCGAGTCGTGGAACACCGAGCGGCTGTCGGTTTTCTCAACGCAAGATCAAATCTTCAGTTGGCCGGCAACCGTAATCAGCCGCACGATGGGGCCGACAGGTGATTTTGTCGGCAACCGGCCCATTTTAATTGATGACTCGACGTACTTCAAAGACCCGTCCACCGGCGTCTCGTACGGTTTAAAGCTCATCAACCAGCAGCAGTACAACGGGATTGCGCTAAAAACGGTGCGAAGCACCTACCCGCAAGTCATGTGGGTCAACATGACCTACCCCAACATTGACATGTATATCTATCCAGTACCGACGCGGGTGCTGGAGTTTCACATTGTGTCGGTGGAAGAGCTGTCGCAGCCAGCTAACTTTTCTACTACGCTAGCGTTCCCGCCAGGCTACCTGCGAGCGTTTCGGTACAACTTGGCGTGTGAACTAGCGCCTGAGTTTGGTGTTGAGCCGTCCCGGCAAGTGCAGCGAATTGCTATGTCGTCCAAGCGTAATATAAAACGCATCAACAATCCCGACGACATTATGGCAATCCCATATAGCATCGTCGGGACGCGCCAACGCTACAACATCTACGCGGGCAATTTCTGAGTATGAAGTCGCCTATCCTCGGCGCCGCTTATGTTGCCCGCAGCATCAACGCTGCGGACAACCGGCTCATCAACATGTACCCCGAGTCTACGCCGGATGGCGGCAAGACGGCTGCGTACTTTCAACGAGTGCCGGGGATTCAGGGTGTTTTTAACTTAGGTGGGACCGGCGCTGTTCGCGGCATGTGGGTAGTCAAGAACGTCTTGTACGCGGTGGTGGGCACGCGGTTTATCTCACTAACAGGGATCGGCACTAGCATCGTCACGCCCACTACAATTAGCTCCAGCATCTCAGGCACTGGTCCCGTTAGCATGGTGGACAACGGCGTGCAGATTTTTATCGCGGCCAATCCAGACGGCTACATCTACAACATCAATACGACCGCGTTTGCCCAGATCGGCGACCCTGACTTCCCCGGCGCTGTCACCGTGGGCTACATCAACGGCTATTTTGTGTTTAACGAACCCAACAGCCAACGGGTGTGGGTGACTGAACTGTTTGATGGCACCAGCGTTGACCCGCTGTCGTTTGCCAGCGCCGAGGCGTCGCCGGACAACGTGGTGTCGCTGATCGTAGACCACAAAGAAATCTGGATTTTTGGCAACAACTCGACCGAGGTCTGGTACGACGCGGGCCAGCCTGATTACCCGCTTGCGCCCATCCAAGGCGCGTTTCTTGAAACGGGTTGCGCAGCACCTTATTCAATTGCCAAGATGGACAACAGCGTCTTTTGGCTGGGCACCGACGCTCGCGGATTTGGCATGGTGTACCGCGCTAGAGGCTATCAGCCGCAGCGCATATCGACGCACGCAATTGAGTACGCTATCCAGAGCTACAGCACGATTTCGGACGCGATTGCCTACACGTACCAGCAAGACGGGCACATGTTCTACGTGCTGACGTTTCCTACCGCAAACGTCACGTGGGTGTACGACGCGTCTACGCAGATGTGGCATCAGCGCGGGTATGTCTCAGACACAACCGGCCAGCTAAATCGGCACACGCCTACGTGCATGGCGACACTTGGCACGCGTGTATACGTCGGGCACGACACGCTGCCTGAGATTGGCTTTTACGATTTTTCATACTTTAACAACGAGTTTACCAACGCGCGTCGGCAGGTCTGGCTACGGTCGTGGCGGGCGCTGCCGTCTGATGCAAACAACCTGAAGCGCACGGCGCAGCACAGCCTGCAGCTTGATTGTGAGGCGGCGACTTCTACAGTAGCCGAAATCAGCACCACAGGCGCGTCGGCAGAAATGAACGCCAGCCTGCGTTGGTCTGATGATGGCGGTCACACGTGGTCTAACCTACACACGGTGTCGATGGGTTACGAAGGCCAGACCGGTAGGCGCGTTATCTGGCGTCGGCTAGGCATGACGATGAAGCTGCGCGACCGCGTTTACGAAGTCAGTGGGTCTGGCTTTGGCAACGTCGCCATCATGGGTGCTGAACTGATTGTGAGCGGCACCAATGCCTAACATCACGCGCATCCCCGCCGCGCGGGTGCCGGTCATTGAAGGGCCGGACAACGTGATGCAGCGCGAGTGGTATCGCTTTTTCAACAACGCGTTCACGCTGTTGGGCTTGGGGCAAAACCAGTTCTCGTTGGAAGATGTGCAGACCATTCCGGCGATTTCCACGCCGCAGCTTGTCAACACACGATACGGGTACTTCTACGACACCACCACGCAGACCGCAGCGGCCATCAACACTGCCTACGGCATGACCTTTAACACGGTCGGCTTCCAGCGCGGCGTGACCATCGGCACGCCAACGTCGCGCATCTATGTTGACCGGCCAGGATTCTACAACATTCAATTTTCAGCGCAGCTCGACAAAACCTCGGGCGGCGTTGGGTTGGTGTTTATCTGGTTCCGCGTAAACGGCATTGACGTAGCCAACTCTGCCACACAAATCCGCATCCAAGGCAATAACTCTGAAGTTGTTGCGGCGTGGAATTTTGTTGAGTTTTTGAACGCAGGCGACTACTTTGAGCTAATGTGGTCTACTGACGATACGTCCTGCATCATCTTGACAGAACCTGCAGTGGCGCCAGTACCCGCTATTCCTTCAATCATCTTGACCGTCACGAACAATATCTGAGGTCGATCATGGCTACGATTTCTCCGACCCCAAAATTGCAGTTTCTCGACGCTAACGGCAATCCGTTGGTTGGGGGCAAACTGTACACTTATATTGCGGGCACCACTACACCTAAAACGACTTACACGACCGCTGCGCAGTCAACGGCCAACACCAACCCGATCATATTGGACGCACGCGGTGAAGCGAATGTGTGGCTGCTTGCCGGTGAAGCGTACAAGTTTGTGGTGCAAAACGCCGCGTCTGTGACGCAGTACACGGTGGACCAGATCACGTCTGCGGGCACCATGTCCACGCAGAACTCTAACTTCGTTACGATTACTGGCGGCAACATCAGCGGCGTTACGATTACCGGCCCCATTACTGGCGACGTCACGGGCAACTTGACTGGTAACGTGACCGGCAACCTAACGGGCAACGTCACCGGCGGCGCTATCGTTGGCACGTCATACAACGGCGGTCAACTTGCGGGGCTGCGCAACAAGATTATCAACGGGGCGATGGAGATCGCTCAGCGCGGCACTTCGTTTACGGTTAACACCGGGTTCGGCGCTAATTACACGCTTGATCGGTACTCGCGGATTGCCGTAACCGCAGCGTCGGTAACGGTCACACAATCTCTTGACGGTCCAGCCAGCGAGCCGACGCTTCCGTACAGTCTTCGTTGTACTGTGGCCACCGCTGACCCCACTGTCACCGCGTCAGAATTTTTTACGTTGCTTCAAAAAATTGAAGGCTACTCAGCTCGCGATCTAATCGGCAAAACTTTTACGCTTTCGTTTTGGGTTAGGTCGGCTAAAGTTGGCACTCACTGCGTGGCGTTCTATAACAACGACTACCCCAGTGCTGACCGTTACTACGTGGCGGAATACAACATTTCTGCTGCAAACACGTGGGAGTATAAAGAGATCACAATCATAGACGGTTTGATTACCGCCGGGACTTGGGACTGGACCAACGGTAGTGGATTGACTGTGGGCTGGACGCTTTACTGCGGTACGACTCGACAAGGCGTAGCGGGCAGTTGGCAGTCTGGCTGGGCGTTAGCTACTTCTTCACAAGTCAATGTGCTGGACACCATCGGCAACATCTTTGCGATTACAGGCGTGCAACTGGAAGTTGGCAACACACCTACGCCGTTTGAGCACCGCCCGTTTGGCGTAGAACTAAGCATGTGCCAGCGGTACTACGAAAAATCATTTTCGTACGCTACGGCTCCCGCCCAAAATACCGGCGTAACTTTAGGTGCGGCGTACGCCACGGGACAAGTGGTCAACCAAACATTTTCTACATCCGTTACGTTCGCCGTGGCAAAGCGAGCAGCGCCAACAATCACCACCTACGCGCCGGATTCTGCTACAGCTAACTGGTCGCTAAACACTACCACCCCAACTGCGGCTACGGCAAACATTGGCGATAGCGCGTTTGCGG